ACGAAGTTGTAACCGGCGGAAACGGTCATCAGACCGGCGGCGGGAGCGACGTAACACAGAAGAGCGTCCTTGTCGCCGATCTGGGCGTAAGAGGCCGAAGCACCCTCAGCGGCAGAGTTGTAGACACCCTTCATCACGAACACTCGGGGCAGGTCCAGGACCTTGCCGATGAGTTCCGGCGTGATCGAGTCCGCCGAGGTGTACTTGTAACGGTCCACGAAGTCGGGGTGGTTACGAAGCGTCTTGTAGGCGTTGTACGACAGGACGAGAGTGTTCGCCAAGTAGCCGGTGTTGGTGAGAACGGTGTTGATTCCGGTCTGAATGTCACCAATCGGGTCGGAGCCCGAAGCGTCCCACAACGTCGAGGGGGTGCTGTCCGTTCCCCACACCGAGGTCGTGAAGAACTTGGAAGCCCAGTCACGTTCCTGACGAATCATCATCTGGTGCGTGAGGAAGCGGGTTGCGTCCATGTCCGGGTCGAGCGGAGCGTCCGAGTTCGCACGAACCTGGTCGCCGATGTCCTTGTGGAGAGCCCAAACCTGGCTCGAATAGGTTGCGGTGCTGAGACCGTAACCCGATCCGGCGGACTCGGTGCCATCTCCACGAACCTTCGCCTGGTCCCGATAGAAGTCGGCCTGGCTGTAGGTGAAGTACTTGTCGCTCTGCTTCTGGACATTGACCGTCGGGAACACCCGGTTGGCAACGAACGAGTCCATCTCGTTCATGTACGCAACCGAGAGGTTGGTCAGGATCGCATCAACATGGACCTGGGATTGAGTGGGCTGAGGCATGGCTGTTTCTCCTTAGGTCACTTCGCCCGGGCGTTGCTCGGGTTGAGGAACATGGTGGTCGTGTTTCCGGCGGCGGCGGACTCCAAAGCCTGCCCGACGACGTAAACGGTGTCATCCGAACCGGCGGTGATTGCGTCCGCCTGAGCATCGCTCGACGTGCCAATCAGGTTTCCGGCGGTCAGGTTGCCGTCAGCGACGACCTTGGTGATGCCGAAGATACACACTTCGGCGGCCTGGCCGCTGGTCGGCGTGTTCTGAAGGACACCAATCGTCTTGTCGGTGATGGCCGACGTGACATCGACGGTGTTCGCACCCGACATCTTGACGAAGTGGTACTGCTTGCTGGACAGGTCCGCCGAAGCGGTCCAGTTGCCAACCTTGACTTGTGCGGCTTCGTATGCCATGAGGATCAGAGTCCCTTCTCGTTGAGGTATTCGGTGTAGAGGTCCATGTTCTGCGAGGCGACCAGCGAGACCGCCTTAGCGAACGAGTTTGCGGTGCCCGAGGCCACCATGTCGTTTGCCAACGCTTCGATCTTGGCCCAGGCGGACCCGGCGACTTCGGCGGAGGCGGTTCCGACTTCCTTGAACACTCCCGATTCGCTGAGGGCACGGGCGGAGGCGGTCAAGATGTTCTCGATGAGGGTGGCCGCTTCCGGGGCCGCCTTGCGGAGTGAGACGAGGACGGGAGCGAACTCCTGCGGGTTCATCTCCGGGAGGGTTGCCCAAGCGTGGGCGGTCTCGACAGCCTTCTCGAGTTCACGCTCCGCTTCCAGACGCTCCTTCTCCTTGCGAAGATCGGCCAACTCCTTGCGAAGTCCGGTCATCTCCTTCAAGATTTCAGTTTCGACCGGGGCCACCTCAGCGGGGGCTTCCGGTTCGACTTCCGGGGTCAGTTCGAGGTCCAAAGTTTCTCCTTCGACTTCGGCGGTCTCTGCCGCACTCTTGATAACGAGCCAACCTTCGTGAAGGTGGGCAGGATGATCCACGCCAGAAGTCTCGTTAATCACGAGTTCAGCGAGTTTGGTCTTTAGGGCCATCGGGAGGAATCCTAACTGTTCGGGAGCGTCAATGTGTTGTAGGTGCCGTTTTCTGGCCGGAAATGTCTTGGAGCCGGGAAACGAGATGAATCAGGCGGTCCTCGTCGTCAAAGCCGTGGGGTTTGACGGTCTTTAGGAACCTGAGGACCTCTGATGCTTCGGCTTTCGTCAGAGGCTTTGCCATCGTGGGCTCCTTGTAACTCGAGAGGACTGACCGATACCACCATTCTCTTCGGAATGTGGAGAACGGAGTCAATCATGTTATCAGCCGAAATGCTTTGGGCGATAGAGACGTGCCCCTTCTTCTTGCCCTGTCCTGGTTCCAGTTGGAAACCTGCGGTGCGGATCAGGTAGGGGCCGTCGTCGGTGTCGTTGGGGTCGGCCCATCCTTCGCAATCGGAGTGGGCATCTTTCCAAATGACGATGACAGGTTTCATTCGTCGTCCAATCCGAGGTCGTCCATTATCGAATGGCCTTCGACGGTGGTGGTCATGCCGTTCAGGGTGGGCGAAGAGTCGTAGCCGGAGGCGGTGCCGATCATTTCCCAACCGATTGCGTGGGCGATCTGCGGGTCGATAAGGAAATGAGTGACTGCCATTTCATCTTCATCCTCGCCGGGGGCTCCGAGTGAAACGAGAATCGCTTTGCCTGATCCTTCGTCTGAAACGGTCACGATCTGGTTCACGGCCCAAGCGTGAATCGGGATCGTTACAGAGAGGTCAAGCCATTCGCTCACGTTCGCAAACATAGTCGGTTCCCCGCCATCTGGCTTGCCCCTCACGAATCGGTACCAGTTCGAGATGAAAGGGACTGTCGCCTTCCTGGTATTCCACGAAAGCGATGCCCTGTTGCCAATCCTCATGCCGTCCGATGATCGGCCTTCCATCGAGGTCGGTTCCGCCCTTTGTGGAGGGAACAGCCCCGTCGATGCGAGCCAAACAGCCTGGAGAGGCCGCTAAAACGGTCCGTGGGCCATCGTGATCCTGGCGGGTGATTTCCGCCCATTCCCGACGGTGAATGTGCCCGTAGAGGACGGAAACCTTCTCTCGGGCAAGATATTTGCTGGCCGTGACCCCGCTCGAGTTCACCCGATCACCGTGAACCACACGGAGCCGGTCGTTTATCCAGAACATTGAAGCGGGGTATCCGGGTAGATACTCGATCCCGTATTCATCGAATCGGCAGAGGTACGGGATTGAGAGGACAGGCCACGAGTCCGGGGTGTTGCCCCGGCGGAGGCCGAACGAGGCGGCGGCGTTCGTGGCGATGTAACGAGGGAGACGTTCTTCGTGGTTTCCGGCAATCCAGATGATTCGGGCGTTCGGGGCGGCGTTTCTCAGTTCGGCGGAGAGGACGGTGGCCCGGTCGATGGCCGCTTGGGTGGTGCGCTGGAATGGGGCGGTGGTCAGATATTTGCCGAACTCTGGTAGGTCGAGATTGTCGCCGACGAGAACCACCAGGTCCGGTTTCGATGCTTTGACGAGGGCGAGGGCGACGGAGATGGCCTGTTCGTCGTGAGTCGGTTCGAGCGAGTCGTCAGAAAGACGGTAGAAGCCGATTTGGACATCCGGGATGATGGCGGCCATCTTCCAATCTGTCTCTTTCGACGGTTTGGCTTTGGCTGGTGGCAGTTTGACGGCGGGGCCCTGGGTCATCACCGGCCATTCGGGGCCCGTCTCCCAAGCGGGGCTGAGTTGGACGGCGGCGAGGTCCACCGTCTCTGCTTCGCCGTCGGCGTTCTTGAACATGGACTGGTAGAGGGAGACTCTTTGGACCCGTCCGATTTCGTCGATGTCGATGCCGTTGCGGGAAAGGAGGTCGGCGATCTTGCCGAGTGTCTCCTTCCGGGGCGGGTTGGCGGCCTGCTCCGTCAGTTTGTCGCCGAGTGCCATTACTGGTTACAACCGCAGTCTCGGCGTAGATGTTTGTGAAGGGCACTCATGGACACTTTGAAGCCTTCCGCTTCGAGGCCCCGCATGAGCCAAGAGGCGTTTTCTGTGTATTTGTTCACGACGGCCCCGGAATCCTTTAGTTGTCGGATTGAGGCGATGGCTGAGTCCAACGTCTTTCGGTCCTCGGGGTTGAGGCCGGAGCGGAGGCGGTGGATAGAACACCGTGATTCGCCAACCAGAGCGTCTTTGGTCAAGTGGTCTTTAAGTGCCATGAGTCCCCTTCCAAGGTGAAGCGTAGCATATTGGTCAGGCGACAGGTCAGGAAGGGCCCTGGTAACAGACATATTTAAGAAATATCGGGATTTCTGGCCGATATGACTTGACACGGGCGTTTCGATGCCGTACAGTTCCCATGTCATCGACCACCAGCCCGAGGGCTGAGAAAGGAGTAGGGCATGGACTTCACGGCCATCCCGAACGGGTGTCTCGAAGAGGGCACCGAAACCCCGCTCGGGGTAATCGAGGCGGTCAGCCTGACCGCTTATCTCATCGACGGGCGTTGGGTGCCCTTCCAGCGCATCCACGGCAAGCCC